GTTGCCGTTGGCCTACAAAAAAACGCCCACCTTTCGAATAATTACATTTTTTACACGCAGCAACTAAATTATCTTCATCGTCAGTGCCTTGCAGCCTTCTTGGGATTACGTGATCGACAGTTGTCGCGTACTGGCCGCAGTAAAAACACGTATAGTCATCGCGTTTAAGAATGCGTGGCTTGATCTTTTGATCCCAGTGTCTAGTGCCTATTGCTGACTTACGCAATTAATACCATCCTTTAAGCTTATGATGAGCGAGCGCTTTACATGCGCAACCATCATATCTTGCATTAAGATATTTTAATCCATTATCTATCTGTTTAATTGGATCTTTTTCTTTACTGCCTAATATTTGGAATAATCCATGTGCGCTTGACTTTGGATTCTTGGCTTTGTAATTCCATCGTGATTCTTTAAATATCAATTGATCCACACAATAAAATTGTTCAAAGTCATAATTCATTTTATAAAATGTAATTTGTTTTAATGTATTAACTTTAATCTCTTGAGATTGTGCTATGTCTAAATGCCAAAATGTTGCTGAACATAGAGCGATCCCAAATCGCCAGCACCTTGCGAGCTTACCGCTACGGCGGCTCGCATTTTTGGCTTTAGGCCAAATGCTAAAGCTAGAGCCTAGCAGATACATACAACCCTCCTAAACATGGATAGACAATACCATCTCACTATGTGGACAGTGATTTACCTCACAATTACTATTTGGCAGCTATACCTCCAGTCATCATCCTCACCCCAAGTCTCAGAATAACCTGCATTTATTGCAGCAACAAACATGTATGACACTCCTTGCCGTCAAACTGCCAAGATCCGCATTGGTTGCACCTGCTGACTTTGCTGTCTTTTTGTAACGCTTCAGCTGTGTTTTTAACTCCCACAGCGCAGCATGAGCTGCATTGATACAGCTTATATCCATCAGGCATGTCTTCCATTTCTAACCAAATAAATTCTGTTGGCCGGTTGCAGCCATTACATTTAAATTTAATCTGGCTTGACATAATTAATTAATTCATGGCATTTAAAACAAATGCCGTCCTTAAACACTCTGTCATCATCACATGCTTTACATTTAATAATTGATTTGACCAAGTGTGCGCCATCATCATCAAGCTGAACTGTGTAACCTGATCCATCAATCCAAGCAACGTATCCCATTATTCACCTCCTTCAAAATAAAAGTTTCCATTACTTGTCATTTTTGCCCAATTAGCGTGTTCCTTTATGTTTCCTTTACAGACATAACCAAAATAAGGTTTTCCGCCTTTGCTGATCCCCTGTTTTAAGACATGTCCTTTTTCGCAGCAGACTGGCGGCTCATGTGGCTGCGTGTTCCCAACTGCATCAACGACATCACCAATAGACCACGATACAGGCTCAGGATCTTTGGCTTTTGTTTCCTCTTGCGCAAAAGCTTCACGCAATACAGACTCCACCGCAGCAGCTCGACTATTTGGCGGAGAGTAGATTCTTTTCTTTTCATCTTCTTGCACCCTTTTCATACTGTCTTTTGTGGCTGTTTTATTGCTGCCTTTTAAAATAATTATTGCTCTACCTAAAGCGCTGCTGGCTGTGTCTTCGACATACCATTTTTTCATGTTAGGCGCAAAAGTTTCGCGTGAGCCAAAAGCTATGTTACTAACTGCTGGCTTATCATCATTTGAGTCTCGCCATAAAGTCGCTTGAACCAAAATGTAACCATTAATGGCATCATGGCTTACCACTGAAATATCAGCTCGACCCAGTGGAAAATTTCCAATAAACCATTTGTTTAAAGTTGCAACGTCTTCATAATCATCTAAATTAAAACCCATAATTACTCCTGCCAATCTAACGCGTTGTCTTGCATGGCTTCATGGCATGTTTTGGCAATTGCAATATATGCAGCCGCGTCTTTGTAATGGTCATCATTTTCAGGTGATTCGACTGATCTGCTGATTTTGACAAGGCACATAGCCATCGCCACCTGATTTGCTGTGATCGGAAAATTAAAATAACCTGACCACAATTCGGCAATACGTGAATGCTGACTGAATGGGTGTCCATACTGTGATCCCCTTTTGTGAATAAGATCTGTTGCATCGGCAAATAGCTGCTCAGTTTTTGTCATAATCAAAAACCTCATCCTTTTTTTGCAGCTGATTCAGCCTGCGGTGCATATCCCATCCATCCTTGCGGCCTCTCCAATAATAAATCTGTTTTTGGTCATTTACCCAAAGTAATGTAAAAAACGTCAAACAAAATAAACCAATACTTAAATAAACAAAGTTTTCAAAACTCATTTTGTTGCCCACTCCTTGATCGTTTTTGGCAAGGCGACAGGATCTCTGTCATCTATAACTGTATATGTTGCACCTGACGGATGAATTGATGGCGCGGCTGCTACGTAACCTTTAAATTTAATATCGATGCCATCCATTAATTTTCCACAATAATCCACAGTCTTATCAGCTGTGTAATATAAATGCAGCCCATCGCCTGTCTGCACTGTGTATGTGGGTGTAAATTCCGGCAATAACTCGCCACCATTACGATAATCAATGTCAAAAACCACTAGATTTGACGTGCGACAAGCTATGCCAATGTTAATTTTGGCATCAAAGTCAAACCAAAAATTAATCAATTTGCTGTCAGTGGTAGCTGATAAATAAGCTTGCTTGATTAAATCAAAATGTGGATCTTTTTTCTTAGGCAATAAAGGTAAAACTGACCAACCTTTTGCTGCGTAATCTAATGCAGCTTGCCTATTATCAATTGTTGCAAGTTTCATGCTTTAACCCAAGATCCTGCATAATCTGTAGTGAAGCAATATTGCTGAATTGCATCATCCCAGCTAATCTGATAACTAAAACCTGTTTGGTTTAAATATTCGCAAGCTAACAAAGTCGATGCGTAATTTTCGCACCAATAAATGAAAGCATGATTCCAATTAAGGCCATCAACAAACCGAGCTGACTGAGACTGCCAATCTGCTACGGCGTTAAACTCCATCTGACATTCAGTTAAACGCTCAAAATCAATAGCTTTGAGTTCCATATTTTTGCTCCCTATCCGCAAGACATTTGCTTGCTGATGGGTTAAGTATTACCTACCTAAAAGCTTGACACACCATTTTTTGACCATTTTTTTATAACGATTAGATAACATTAATATCCTCAAATTGATCGATATGGTCATCAATCGTGCGTGGCTTATAGTCTGTTTCACGCCCCATAAACCTTACCTTCAAAGATAAAGCTGCCGTCAGGATTTACCGGTATGGGAATGACTTGAACCCTGCGCTCTTTTACGTATGCAACTGCAAATCCTTGCTGCCAATTTGCATAGCCTTTCGTGTAGGCCATTCCCGATGAGCTTAAATCGACCATATTGCCGACCTCTACTCCCCACACAGTGCGCCCTAATTGGCCTCTGGAAGCCTCTGTAAAGGCCGAAACCCCTAGTCTATGGGTATGCCCACACACCACGCTCTTTCCAAGCCTCCTAGCGCCATTTAAGGCCGTTTGAGATGGTACTTGGCTAAGCGGAAAAGCGTCGCCATGCACAGCTGTCCAACCATGCGCCCAATCTAATCCGTAGGGATGAAATTTTATGTTCATTTTATCGTAACCCATAAAACGCTCGTATTGCATTTCTGGCAGATTTAAAAAGCTCGGCAATCTTTTCTTTATTGATCGATAAAGTCTAATTCCATGATTACTTCCTAAGACGTCAGTTACTCCCAAGTAACTTAAAACTTCTTGCGTTAATTTGCGGTCATCATTTATGTTGCCGACCATTTCATCAATTGTGCCTGCGTTAAAACCGCCAAGTTGCGGAAGATCTATTTCATCGCCGATTTGAATTGTGCGATGGGGTTTCCATTTAGCTAAAAATTTACCTGTTGATTTGACCACTTCTTCAGAAAAGAAGGGAACTTGGAGATCGCTGATAAAAGCTATACGCTTAATCGTCATCCGAATCGTCAGTTGGATCTATGGAAGGAATAATACCGCCATCGCCTACGATCCAGTTTGGAAATGTTTTTGTTTCAGTCATTAACCAAAAAGCATGTTCAGGCGTAAATCCCGCTTTTCTGGCTGATTTATAGCATTCATGCAAGGCCAAATAATGCTGGTCTATTTTAGACAATGGCTCAGGAGTGTGGCGAACTCTCCGCCGATTAATTTTTTTACGTGTTGTCCGCTTGCGTGTGTTCGCCATGATTTAAATTATGACTTGGTTATTAAAACAAATAAATCATCGACACGCTTTTCAAGTCGAGAAATTTGTGTCTCAACTCGATTAACAGAATCTTTTAAGCTGCTGCCAGAATTAGGTTTAAGCTCAACTAGATAAGATTTAATAACCCATCGCAGAGCCATAAACAAACTTGTTACGATGGCGCATACGCCAACGCCAATACCAACCCAAGACTCGACTGTCATTTCGCATTAATTCCATAATCCACCTCAAGACCAGAATTTGGATCAAGAGCTTTAACAATTGGTGCAACGATGCTGCCAAGAAGTGCTGCATAAGCGGGGTGAAGGTCAGCTGCAATTGCAAGCGCACATGCAACTCCACTAGCTGCAACAGCTCTTAAATATGACTTGATTGCTGCTTTGTGTTTTTTTGATAGTTTCATTTAATTGCCTTTCAGTAGTGGTATGTCAAACTCGGCTGAGTTATTGTCTTGATCTTTTTTAAAACTAATATGCAAATGATGCGTATGTTTTGATGCACCTTTATATTTACGCCAACGCCATCTTAAAACAGGTGATGCAATACGACCATTAAAAATCACATAACTAATCCGCCCATGAGTTTTCCCATAGAGTCGAATCTGATCTGCCAAATAGTCTGCAACCCGCTTGTCGTCAGATAGCCGAGCAGTAATGTCCAAACCACGCACGCATCCTGTTTTTGGATCGGGGTTATGATCGGATTTGGCTGATCGCATTCTATGTGCCAAAGAAGCCAGCCATCCATCACTTTTACGATCCCTGTCGGGATAACATTCATCAACTTGTTTTCTGAATTGAACAGCTGATTTAGACAACCAAACTTTCATTAGCCAAGTAACAATTTTATTTCATCAAGGGTTAAACCAAGACGATCTGCAATTGCTTGTTTTTGAGCTGCCTTAGTTCGTGCTTTGGTTTGTTCGACCTCATACTCTGCAAAATCTTTTAAGTGTTGCTCATATTCATAATCATTCATTTCTCGGTCTATAAATTCATTTGACGCTGTGTATATTCTTATTATTGGTCTTGTCATATTAATTAACTCCGTAAATGTACACTGTACCTGCTGTCATTGTAGAACTTGATGGAAAAAATGTTACTGAAGTAATTGCAGCAGAACTATCATAAACACCAGTTGTAATATATTGATTATAACTACCAGCACCATTACCTGCAAAACAAGTAATATACACTGCATCAGTATCAGATGGTCGCATTAAATTAATTATTTGATAACTATGAAGTTTAGCAGTATTACCGGTAAGCATATTTCCAATTCTATAAGAAGTAGTGCTTATACTAGTTGCAAATGAACCGCTTTCTTGCCAAGACCAAGCATAATTTGAACCGGTATCAGCATTTAATCTCATATTAAACTGAACATTATCACCACCATAAACACTTTTCATATAAATTATTAATGATTTGTAAGAAGAAGAAAATGTAGCACTTGTTGTAGATGAGCCACTTAACGACATTGTGTCCAATAAAGTCATACCGCCACTAGAAGCAGTAGCCCATTTTAATCCTGTGGCTGTTGATGAGTCTGCTGTTAATACTGTGTCATTTGCACCAACCGCTAATCTTGAAACTGTATCTGCTGCTGTAGCCGCAATAATATCGCCTTTGGCATCAACAATAGTTTTAGCAATTGCTGCATCAGCATTCGTTTTCATCTGTGTATCTACCGCTTGACCAAAAATCTCAAAATCAGCAGGTAGATCTTTTACCAAATCTGTGTTCGTCGGCATAGCAAACGAATAATTGGTGGTTGGATTAGCCATTTATCTCTCTTTCAATCAGGCTACAATAGTAGCGTATTCCCATGTCAAAGTGTTGCTCAAAGTATTCCAAGCCTCAGTTATTGGCGTGGTATTCCACCTCATCGCAACTTGGCTGTATGCCGTAGGCGATAAGGTTAAAGTTAAAAATAATTCATTAAAGCTGACTCGCCATGACCAGCCTTCAACATAACCTTCAAATTGTCCGTCTGATATTTGAGTTGGCAGGTCGGTTATAAAAATTGGCATTCCCAAAAAAACGCCTAATAAAGCATCTCTGTCTGCGTCATCGATTTCAGAGCTTGTTAGTGGAAATGTAATGGAATCAAATATTGGCTGCGGATAAGCTCTCTGGTCAATATAACGATCAGCCACAGCTTGAGCGTCAGTGGCATCATGTAAAACTGTATTTATCGTTTCAGCTTTGTAGCCATAGGTTGCAATAGATGCGGCATCACTAGCTGTTTTTTGTGAGCCAAAATTATTGCCGTAATTAATATAAATATCGTTGCGTATGTCGCCAGCCTTTTTGGTTGTTTTCAAACCTTTACCAATAGCATGATTTCCAGTAACTTCAACATAGCCGTTATTTAATAAATAATTTTGTCTGTGGTCAGCGTCGGCATAGCCAATTCTTCCAGCTGAATCTTCGTATAATACGCCAAAAGCTGAGTTGGCAATTAAAGAAGCTATATTATAAACAGTGTCCGTTTTAGAGCTTCGATTTTCCATTTCATAAAGTCCAGTATCAATTTCTCCAAGTCCAGCATTTTCGGCATTTGCCCAAGTTGTTGTTGCGTCATAATTTTGCCATTCTTCACCTGCTGGCACTTCATTCCAAGAATTTAATAAAAGATCATCTAACAAATCTAAAATTTGCACTCCATCAAGATCTTGAGCTAAAACTCCATCCGTCAATGTTTTCTGTAATTTAGCCAAAGATCCTAAAGCTGTTATGTTATACAAAACCTCTTTGCCTGTCGCTCCAGTGTTACCAATTTGCACAGTCAAATCTGTTATGTTGCCGCCAAATAAACTGACATAATCGCCATTCGAATTTTTTACCTGCAAGGCAATACCATCATTTAAATCAAAATTAAATGTTTGGTTATTTAAAGCAATTATTGTGCAGCTAATAAAGCTTGCACTTGGTTGGCTGTAAATATTTGTTCGACCTGATGCGTGTGTCAAATTGGCAATAGTTAAATTTGTATAATCTACGCCTTCGACTGTTAATTTCCAGTCAGGGGTAAATTCACTCATTATTGAAGAAATCCTTGCCCAAATGGTGTGCCAACATAAGCTCCACCCCTAGCCTGTGAAGCATTAATGTTTTCAATAATAACTCTGGCAGTTTCTTCTGAATTTATTGCACCGCTGACATTTAAATTAATAACTGTGCCGCCTGATGAAATTGTTGATCCGCCCAAAGCTGAAGAAACTAGAGAAGTGCCTTGCTTTTCTAAAACATTAAATTCTTGTTGAAGTTTGGCAAATTGACTTTTAGCAGCAGAGTTACTTATGCCGCCTGTTAGGACTTGAAAATTTAACTCTGCAAAAGCTTCATTGACTTTTGTTAATCTATCAACTAAATCTTTAGCAGATCCAGCGCCTACTGTGCCTGTTGCGCCGCCAGCAGCACCGCCAGCAGCTCCGCCAGCTATTCCTCCTCCAGTTGAACCTCCTCCAGTTGAACCTCCGCCAATTCTTCCAGCGCCAGCAGCTCCTAAGCTTGCAAATCCGCCACCGCTGAATCCAGTCGAACTGGATCCGCTAATTGGAGAAATGTTGCTTATATTTTGTCTAGTAACAAAATTGATCGCATCAATGACTTTGTTAATGGCGTTGATGACAAAATTTAAAACAGGCGTAATTGCATCAACTACTTTGCCAAAAGCATCAATAAAAGCTGCCGCTGATTTGGCTCCAACGTCGATTAAAAAACCAAATACTTTTGAAACAATTGGAAATATAACGTCTCTTAATAATTGACCAAATTTTTCAAATGTATCTCTGTTGCGATCTAAAGCATCTTTTATAATATTCCAAGCATCTTTAAACTTTTCAACAATAGGTGAGCCATATGTAAAAATGTAACCAATTAATCTTTCAATTATTGGCAATAATGCTTGACCAACACTTTCTTTTGTTTCATCAAATATAACTCTTAATCTGTCAATTCGCCCTTGAAATGTCTCGGCATTTCTACTAGCAGCGCCGCCATAAAGATCAGTTAATTTTTGTGTCTCTCCACGAAAATCTAATGTCTTTGCTTGCGCAGCTGTGATACCAATACCAAGTCTTGCTAAAGCTGTATCTTGACCTCCATAAGCTTTAGATAACGCTTCAGTAACTTGCCCAAGATCTTTGCCTGTTCCCCTTGAAATATCGATTGCTAAATTTAATAAATCTTGCGACTTTTTAACGTCGCCAGTTGCCACAGACAACCTTTGAAACGCTGGCCTAAGCTGGTCATCCGCAATTCCGACCGCTACTGACGTTTTTGTTATGTAATCTTCAGTAGCTTGAATTTGTGCATCTGTTGCACCTGTTGCAGCTTTTAATGCACTCGCTAATCTTAGCTGCGCTTGCTCATCTTCTATTGCAGATTTAACGCCATCAACTGCAAGCTTTACGGCATAAGCTCCAGCGGCAGCTGCGGCAGCAGCAAAAGCCAATGCAGCTTTTTTACCAAATTCATTAACCTTGCCGCCAAATGTTTGAATTTCTTTATCAGCGGCATTTAAACCTTTTTTAAGGCCATCAATATCAGCAGCTAATGCTAATGTTAAAGCTCTACTACTAGACGCTGCCATTTGCCCACTCTTTCCTTATACTCAAAATAATTTCTTCAAATTCTTTAATTATTTCAGGCTGCAAAGCTCTAATTGTTGGGAATATAAAATAACCTTTTGATCCAGCACCCTTAGGCATACCGCCTGACCATGCAGGAAATTGCCCATAATTATTTGAACCAAATTCAACTCCTGCGCCCAAACCTTTTCGGTTGCCCTTTGTATCTTTGCGGGTGTTAAATTGCGTTGTTCCTCCGCCAGAAAATGTTTGACTTGCAGCTCCAAAAGTAATTTCGCCTAATACGGATGATTTTTTTAACTTACCACCATCGGCAACTCTTTGTGCTACTTTGCCACGCGATCCAGCAGCTTGGCGAATAGCTTGCAATTCTTTTTCAGCTAGTGCGCCAACTTTTTCTTTAACTTCTTTGACAGCAATTTCATCCATATTGCGTAAAACTTTTGCAATATTTCTTAATTCTTTTTGAGAATAAAAAATTGAGCGATCACTGCTGACTGCCATTTCTTTTCTCCAAAATCTCTAAAGCTGTCATAATGTCTGAAGCATCAACCCATTCGCTCATCGGTATCTGCGTGGCAATTGCCAGCTGAACCAATAATCTATTTAGGCTTCCTGCTGGATGGCTTTTGGGTCTGCATCACCAACGATTACGTCTGTAACAGTTTCGCACCAAGCTTCAAAAGGTTTAACAGCCTTTCCAGCAGCTTCGCGCTTATGTGCATGGTATGCCAAAAACATTAAATCAGAAATGCCCATTTTTTCTTGAGCTTGACTAATCGTATGTCCGGTCATCTTTTCCCATTTAAGCCATTCAGGGGGCTGAGCTGTATAAGTAGCTTGCGCCCCTGAACTGTATTCAATTGTTATTGGTAACTTCATTTTTTGCTCCCGATCTAGTTATTAGGTAAATGACTCCGCTGGCACACCAATTACTTGGAATGTAAATGAAACAGTTTGTGCATCATTTCCAGCTCCGCCAGCTGAAGGCCATGATGGTAACACTTGGAAAGTAAATACTGCGCCAGATGCGGCTGTAAATACTGTGTTAATTCCTGTGTTCGGCGCTGACTCTGTAACGCCCCATAAAATTTCGCATAATGATCCAGCTGCTCCCCAGTCGGCAAGCATTTCAACTGCTAGAGTAAAATCATTATCAATAACTTTGTATGCTTTACCATCCAAAGTCTCGTATGTTTGACGATTAACTGTGCCTGTTAATGTCGCACTTGTTGCCTGTGCATCGAAATTGTTACCACCAATGGTAAAGGTAACATCCCGACCAGTTATTACTGTGGTAGCCATTTCGCTCCTTAGGTTGTTTGTGTGTAGTAGGTTGAAACTTCAATATCGGAAACAAGCATGGTTGCTGCTCCAACATTTGTAACGCTCGGTCTGCTGACCGCCCCGACAATGTATCCATTTGGAATCACTGCCAGAATACTCATTATAAGCTGCTCAAGATTATCTAAGCTTGCTGGATTGCTGTTATATTGCACTAAAGCTGTGATTGTTAAATTAATTTTAACTCTGACTTGCGCTTTGCCAATAGTATCAATTTCAAGATACGGCGACGAAGGTACAAAAACAATACATGGTGGGATCGGAGTTTCGGGTACGTGATTATAAACGTTAGCGCTGACACCTGCTAAAGCTGTTGCAAGCGGTTGTCTTACGTCTGAAAGAATTGTTGATGCTGGCACTATTGAGCCATAGTTTCAGTGTCAATGTATTGACCAAGCAGACCAACACATTTATTAAATAATGATCGACCCATTTTGAATGGCGAACTGGTAAAATCTACTCCCTCGATTTGTCCTCCGCCTGCAAGTCTTGATTGGAAGATTTCAAGTGCGACTGTATAGATAGCTGATTGAACAGCTGCGTTTCCCACATAAGTCGATCCACCACTGATGGCAGCAACTCCAGATGGGATGACATTTGCTTCCAATACGTCAGCATTTGTGATTGATGCCGAGAAGGTAGTAGCTGTGAGATTATCGGCCAAAACTGTTCGTGTGCCGTTGTATGGGCTGAGACAGCCTGTGATGACAACGGATTGTGCTTCGGAAAATTCATGCGCCCCCACTGTGGTAAATGTCGCAACGTTATCATTTAACACTGTTTTTTGAATAAAGCTTTTGTAAGTTACTAGCATCGGCAAAACGCAAGCTTCAGCCGAATCTAGTATTTGATCTAAATAAGCATCATTATAAAGAGATGAAGATACGCCAACTACACTCCGAAATTGGCTTGCAGTAACTATGCTAGGCATAACGCACCTTCATCTCTCACTCCCATTAATGGATGCCTGTGATCGGGAGCAACCACAGGCACTCAATTAAATTAAGCTATATCTAACTTGCGGAATGCAGTTGGATAACGATTGACAACACAAACATATCCGTATAGACCAATTTCTACACGTCCATTTGCAACCAAATTCGCACGAAGCTCAAATGTGCCGCTCTCATGGAATCTCATAGCCTGTGATGGATAAACCATCGCAACCTTTGCGTTGCCTGTGTTACCTGTGTAGTTTGGATCAACTACTAGATCCAAACCTGCAACTGTGCCGTTTGTTGAACCTTGAGTAATAAGACCAGCTGCATTTTGAGAAATTGCGGCAGCAAATAATGGTCGGTTACTTCCATCGACTGCACCAAGTAAGTTAGCGAAATCAATATTTACGTAACCACCTGAAGGAGCAACTAACAATTTATTTGGAGTGAAACGCATAACGTTATATGAATCAGCAATTCCATCTGCAATTGATTTGTAAATTGTTGATCCAGTTGATGAATCTGCACCATCTGCTGCAATTCGTGCTGCATAAGCATCTGTCTTTTGTGCATAAGATGCAGCCAACTCACGTACCAAAAGATCTAGGAAGCTAGGATCTGATCTATCTAAAAGCTCAACATTTACCACATTTGCGCCTGCAAATTTGACAATTGTATCTTCTTGGAAGGTTACAGCTGTATCTTGAGATGCAAATTCAACGCCTTCAGCAGTTTGAGCTACGATAGCTTGCGCTCCAAGTACAGGAGTAAAAACCTTAAGGCCGCTTGCAGGTAATGCAGCGCGTTCAATGCTATCGATAAATGGTCTTGATGCGTCAATTACACCAATAACATCACGAAGATAATTTGGTGGCACCATTCCAGTATTTTCTGAAGTGGTTGCAATTTGTAATGCAGCAACTAAATCGCGTGCATCTGAATCACCATTAATTGCGCGAACTTGTGCGCTTAAATATTGTCCAGCTGTAACATTTGTGTCAATACGTGGCTTTGTGTATGCCACATAATTTGCAGTTACAGTTGGAGTTTGTGCCGCTTCTACCGCTTCGGGTGCGATAGGAGCTTCAGAATTAATTTCTGACACTTTGATCTCCTTGTTGTTTGTATCCTCAGCGGTTGCTTCGGAATCCTCTGTTTGTTCACTTGCAGCTATTTCGCTAACGCGAGCTGAATCAATTGCAGGCTCAGTTACTAATGAGACCTCTTGCAAGGAACTTGATTTAATCATTAAAACGCCTTCTTCATTTTTCCATTCATTAATTTTAACTCCAACACTAAAGCCATCTCTTATACCAAAAATTGCTTCTTCAATTGCATCATCCGCCGCAAAAGTTTTTGCCAATTTAAATGAAGCTGTTATACCCTGCTCATCATTTGTAATCTCTGTAAGCTTGCCCAGCGGCTTTGTCCGGTCATGCTCAAGCAAAAGCTTGACAGGTTTAGAAAAATCAATGCTATCTTTTTCAAATATGGTCGCACCTGCGCTGGTCAGACCGCGCTCACCCCATGTAACAATGCGTCCAGTTAATGTGCGCTTATCTGAGTCTGCGGCGGTTACTACAATTGGGAAATTAATCTTCATTTGATTAAATCCTCCTCCTCTTGAATTTGCTCAACGCTCATCGCGCCAATGCGGTTTAGGATTTCATAAACTTGCGCACGCTCTAATGCTGAGCCACGCAAAAAATCATCTAAATCAAAACGTGTTTCAATTCCATTTGGGCAGAAATCTGCCTGTGAAAGTCTTTGCTCAATGCTTGTCAGAATTGGTCTCAGTGAAAAATCAATAAGCGCTTTTCTTTCCGCAGTCATGTTGCTGTATGTCATCGAAGTAGTTTCAGCGCTAACAAAGCTTGCAGGAATTCCTGCTGCTCTGCTAATTTCTAATGCAAGATATTGTCTTGCTTGATTTAATTGTAATTTATCAGGATCAAAACCTAATGTTTCCAAAGTAACGTCAGCATTTAAAAATGCAGTTGATCTGGTATTTCTAGCAGTTTTCCAGCTTTCTAATAATTTTGAAATTCTTTCAGGAGCTAAATTTGTGCCATTTGATTTTAAAACCATTTGTGGAATTGGCTCTTTTGCATACATTTCAGCTGCTTGCTCCAAAGCTGCGGCTGCTTTAATTGTGCGGCCTGCGCGATTTAATATTCCTTCATCCAATCCGTTAAATACAATTAAACTGCCCAAACCAAATGGCGGTACGCGCTTTCCATCGACTGTGTAATATTCAATCTCTGTGGAATTAGCATTTAATGAAGCATAAACTCTATTTGGTGCAACTCTTGTCCATGCTCTAATTCTTGAAGCATCTGTCGCGGCATAAGCGTCCAAAATAATTCCATAGCCAACCCCATATAACAAAATGTCTTCGGCCAACCAGCTGTAAATTGCTGATCCTGCAACTCTTGGATCTGGTTGCATAATTACTCGATTTGGTCTTACATGTTCATTTGTAAAATGATTATATTGCTCAAGCGGTAACGAACCGACTGTTGAACAAATAATATTTCTTGCGCGAGCTGCGGAAGGAATGGCCATAAATTGTTCACGTGTTGCTGTTGTACCACTAAATAAAATTCCGCCAACTAATTGCTGTGCATTATATGGAGCTAAAGAAGCTTGCACGTCCACTTGTTCAATTGTTTTATTGTTGCGACCAAGCAAATTATCAAAGAATCCCATTATCACATAATATACCATAAAGGCAAGTTAAGCGATTTGAATGTCAATCTCCGTTTCAGGCTGTGTCGCAAAATATGAAACTAAACTTGTTGCAACGCTGGCACAAACGGCAACTCTGCTGGCTCGCCTGCCGATAATCCAAGCGCCATCACCATATTTTAATTTTGCAGCTGAAAGTGTTTGTTGAGTCAATTCTTCTTGACCACTATGTTTTAGTCTGTGGCTGTTTATAGCTCCGAGCCACCGATCACAGCTTTCTGCGTAAATAGCACCATCCATGTTTGTCGTATGAAATCCAGCATGAGCCAAGCGACTTGCCACAGCTTGAGCTGTCCTCGCCGAATAAGCAATTGTTTGAATATTGTATTTTCTAGCATAAGGTGCTACGTCATTTGCAATCGCCAAATCATTTAAAGAAAAATCATTTGACCATGTATGCAATAAAGTTACATAAAAAGTTTCGTTACCTAATCTTTGGCCAGCTACCAACGCTGCAAATTTTCTATCAGGACTTAAATCTAATCCAAACCAAATTGGGTCGTTAGGGTTGAGTGCTATTGGCTCAACTTTGCATAATGCCCACTGCTGCGCATCAACAGCTGCCGAAATTGTATCAACCCACTGAGACAATACCTCAGTGCGAACAATATCAATTGGATCATTAATTACAGATTTAATATTATCTGGATGAATTGTTACACCTAACGATGGGTTGGCTTGAGCAAATGCTGGCCAGTTAATATCGCCTGACGGAAGGGTAATCGGCGCATCTGGCTCGGCACTCCATTCAAACCAACCAATCGAGTCGTCGGAGCCTGCGATAGCTGCAAGCGCACGCTCCCTCAGCTTGTTCAGGATGATCGAGTGTTGATCGCCAGCCGAACTATAAACCCATACTTGCGGATTTTTTGCAGCCATCATTGAATAACGCATTGATGACCAAGCATCTTCATCTTTATATTCTCTTAATTCGTCCAAATGTATGCTTTCAGGTTTAGATAAACCTCTAGCAGCATTGTTAGCAGCTTTGACAACAAATCTGCGATTTCCTTTTAACTCTATTTCTTCCGCACCATGTTGCCATCTTATCTTTTTAACTTCACTAGCTAATCGATCATTACTTTCAATTAAGCTGACAATTTGTCTAAAAGTTTCAAGCGACGTCGTAAGTCTGTGAGCTGATGCGAGCTGTAAGCCTTCATTCCAAATGTACATTCCAGTCAATATTCGAAGCATCATAAGTGTCGATTTTCCATTTTGTCTCGACAATACGCAACCGATTTCAGGGGCTGCCCATCGGCCATCAGCTTTAATTTTGTGGGCATGTATTGCAACAAACTTTTGCCATTCCATAAGCTCTATCCCGATCTCAGCCGCAAAGTCAATTAATTCTTGACCTTTTGACGGCAAATCATTGAGTTTTGTATGAATACGCGGTGTCTGCACACCTCCTAATTCTGATTCGCTCTTAACTAAAGCGATCTTTCCAGAGTTTTCCAGATTCAAAGCGATCCAGTCTGATCGTGGCTGATCGACGTGTTTTGTGGGTTAGAAAAGGAAAG